GAATCCTCATTAAATAATTTAGATACTCCATTTATATCGCTAAAGAAAAATAAATTATCAGCTATTCGTTGAACACACGCACCATTCACTGAACCAGAAGATGAGGAAGTTTTTTTAATTCTCCACAAAGTTAAACCCTCTATATAACTGGGTGTATCACCATATAATATGTAAACACTCTTGGTTTTAAATATTATAAGAGCATCTCTTAATACTGATAACCCCACAATATGGTCATTATCATCTGGGTTTACATCAAAGAATCCAGCACCCTCAGTAGGATACCATGTCTCGTGGTCGTCTAATTTACTATAATATAATCTCGATGGGTAGTCTATATTACCCGACATAAATATATAGTTTTTATGTAATTTTATATATTTACATATAGGGGGTGTTCCACCAAGAGAGGTTACTGTTGTTCCGTCATATTTCTTTGCAACATCAGTGCCATTTACCCAAATGCAAAAATCTTTAAATGTTAGAAATTCAAATTTTAATCCAGTAGTATACCCAGTATCAAGAACATCCCAGGAAGTTGTTGTAGTATTATATACATACATCTTTGTTCCAGAAGAAGCTAATATCTTTTTTGATACTCCTGCATCATATTCATAGGAATAAAGTGAAGTTATGCCAGTAGCATCTGCTATCACTGTTCCCCACTTAGCATATCCAGGTCTCTTAGATATTTCACCAACATTCTTAAAATCTATATTCAGTAGGTCTCTAGCCTGGTTATCTTCGATTAGCGTTCTATCTGTTTTGGTATCTACTCCACTAAAATTGTCAAATTTATATTGAATTAAGTGTCTGACATATTCTTTTTTAGCCAAATTATGTTCCCTCCAATGGTCGTCTACGTTTCATGCTTAACCCCATTTTAATTGCCTTTTGGGAATCATTATCCTTAGAGTTAATAATTCTTTTATTTAGTGCAATTTTAGCATTACATTCAGATAAATTAAATTCAGCTAAATCATATTCTATATCTTTTAACCATGCAGCATACACCATATAAGAAACCACACTATCTTCAAGATATGATGGTATAACAAGTGTATTTACAAGTGCTGTAATCTCAGTAGGTTCTTTTATATAAAATAATTTAAGAGCAGTTCCAGATGCTTCTGGTGTTGGTATTATTGTATATTCATCAGCGAATATATAATAATATGCTTCTCCAGTTATATTTATTTCAGATTCTTCTAATCCTTCATCGTCTATCTGTTCAAAACTAATAGGTCTAGCTCTTGTACCATTAACTAGAAGTCTTTTCATTATTAAAAAATCAGAAGGAACAGCATAGTCTGCCTGATTTGCAACCGTAACTGTTTCAAGTTTTTCTTCAAGACATTGACTTTGTTCAGCTACATATTTTTGTGCTTCATCGGCGTATGCTATAAAATCATCATCGCTGTGAAAGGTTGTAGAGTCCTGTTCATTTAAACGTCTCCTGGCTCTAGCCATCATTGTAGTAACTGTTGACATATTTTACTCCTTTAAGAGATGTTATTCATTATAGGGCATCACTGTTACCGTTAAAGTTCCAGCAAGACCAGCGGTGGTATTATCCCATACTATTTTAACATACGGAGCAATATTTTCAACAACATAGTATTGACCTCCACCAGTAAATGTGGTTTCATCTGTTTCTGCAACTGCAAATGTGGCATTTTCTACCGTACTTGATGGTGCTACAAAAGTATCATCTTGCCTTAAAGCTCCAAGACATACAATATTGCCAGCTCTATCCCAACCCGTAGTAGTAACATAGTGAATCATTAACTTTGTATATCCCAGGGTGCTAATAGTAACACCAGTAGTATCATCAGTACCAGCCCAGACAGCAGAAACGGTTGAAACTGAACCATGAAACTTCTTTATAATGTTTATCCCACTCATACACCTTCTCCTTGTTTTATAAACTAACCCCGTTATTTTTATATATCATTTCTCTATATCTAGGGTCGTCTTTGTATTTTTTAAAGGCTTCCATCTGTAGATGTTGCCTTGTTTTTTCTACACATTTATGAAGTTTAGGAACAGGGCAGTTTTTACAAGTCCAAAAACTTGCAATACAATTATTTGCCTTGTGCATTATTTCCTGGAACTTTTTCTTTCCAGCATCAGGGCTTTCATTAAGAGTATTTACAATGCTTTTCTTTCCAGCAGGTTTATTTTGTTTTGACATTCTTTTTCTCCGCTTTGGGTTTGGCAATAAACTCTTGTCCTTTTTCCAATACTCGCTTCATATCTAAAATTTTTGTTTCGTATGCTTCTTTTTCTTTTTTAATATCATCAAGAGCTTTTCTTTCCTTTTCTATTGGTGTTAGTTCTCTTTCACTGTCTCTTTTATAACCATTATGTATATCAAGAAAAGCAATTTCCTCGGCAGAAGCAGTTTTTATTCTACCAGCAATAACATTAATATAGTGTGATTTATAAATTGGTCTACCAGACATTCTGTCTATCTTATCTATTACTTCTTTATATTTTATTCTTGTATTTGGACTAAAATTATATTTATAGTCTCTTGTTTGATAAAAAGTAATTGTGTTGTTTACACCTCTACCAATTATTCCCTTTATAGCTTTTATTCTATCACGAATTTCTTCTCTTTCGGTTTCATCGGCAGTAGCAGATAAAACTTTTTCCAACTCTTTTATTTCTTCCTCAAGTCTTTCTTCTTTTTCCTCAAAATTCTTTATTTCATCAGCTTGCTCTTTTTTAATCTTTTCTATTAACTTTTTAAACTTATTATATTTTATTGTGTCTTTTTCCAATACCGAAAATTCGTCTCCTATTTCAAACCTTGCCATTACAGCCTCCAATTATTCTCTATTATTTTCTCTATTATGATTCTTTCTTTTCTTCTGGTTTATCTATTAGCTTTTTTAAAGCAGCTAAAGCACCATTATTGCTTAATGCTAGATTTACATATTGTGCTCTTAAATCAGTTAACTCTTTTAGTTTAGCATCAATTTCCCCAACAGTTTTAACTATGTTTTGGTTACTATCACTATATTCTTTAATTTGTAAAGTTATTTTTGCATTTTCATCTTTGATAACCTTAACTTCGTCTGTTTTGATTCCTTCTTTTAATTTAGTAGTCATGTTTTTCTCCTATAAATTATACTATTATATTGGAGGGTGAGTATCGGATAGGATACCCACCCCTTATTAAATTATTTTATTAAGTAGCAGCAGCAGTAAGTGTTACAAAGTGCCATGTTGTTCCATCGGAAGCAACTAAATAAGCAACCCCAGAATCACTATCTTCCACTATACCAGTAAAACCACCTTTTGTTTTATTCCCTACACCAAATGCTGTACTAAACTCAGCATCAGTAGGAGTAGTATCTGTTAAGTTAGCAGCAGTACCAAGTATGCCCTGAACACCAGCAGTAGCAGTTATTTGTCCAGTAACAGCAAGTGTTGAACTCATTGTTACAGCTTCAGCAAATAAAGATGTACCAGCACTAACATTAAGACCTTCAAGATTAGTAGCATTACAAGCTATCTCAAGACCATATACTGTTGCACCAGCAGCAGCAGTAGCACTAGCAATTCTTACCATACTAGAGCCAGCAACCATAGTACCAGTGTTTCCAATTTCAAGTATAGCCTTATCATCTGACATAGCACCAGCACCAGTAATTTCAACTGCACTATCTGTAGCAGCAGATGATGTTACAACTAATGCCTGGCAATCTTTAGCAGCAACTATTTCAGCAGCTATAGCAGCAGCGTGTGGTGTACCCCCAACAGTTATATTAAGTAAGTTACCACCAGTTGCAAGGTTACCATCATTAGTGATGTTTACAACACCAACACCATTTGTTAATGCCCCACCACTATGGAAAGCAGCAGCACCAACAGTAGTACCATCTGTGTCAATATATAATCCTCTTGCAGTTTCACCGTTACCTACAATCTGTAAAGCAGTAGGTACATTAGTTGTATCTGCACCAGTTAAGTCAAGTCTTAATAGATTTCCAGTAGCGTTTATAAGAGCTGTACTTGTTATATCAACTACTGATTTAGCAGCACCTGTAGCACCAGTACCTATAAATGTTACCATATCTTCAATACTTGCAGTAGAAACACTTAATCCAACAGCAACACTGTCATCATAGATTTCAACAAGAACTGGTTTAGCAGTATTTGTACCACCAGAACCATCAATTCTTACTAGATTACTTCCAGCGTTAGCAGGAGTTCCATCCCAATTTATTTCAAGAACAGCGGTATTATTAGCAGTAGCTCCACCACCATGAATTACCACACCAGAATCTGTTGCAGCATCTGTATCAATAGTTAAAGCTCCTGCATCTACTCCACTTGCATCTATTTTAACTGCATAAGGAGTATTTGTAGCTGTAATACCTGAATAATTAACTAACAATGCGTTAGCTGTAGCATTTGGTGTACCATTAGCTACTAAATTAATTAGGGCATTGGCAGCACCAGTGTTACCTGTTGCAGTAATTAAAACTATGTCCTCAACATTAGCTTCATCATCAATATTAATAGCTTCCATTGATGTACCAGTATCGTTATTAATAAAGATAAAGTTCCCAGAACCAGCACCAGTATCTTGTACTAAGTTAATCATATTACCAGTGAACACACCAGATGTTTCACAGTGGATAAAATCACTAGCAGTACCATCACTATTAATATTAATAATAGGAACTGTTCTTGTTCCACCAGTACAACTAACATCAAGAGCTGACATAGCTACACCAGTAGCACCCATATTAACATCTATAGCATGACCTGTTCTTGCACCAGCACCTTGGGCTATTTTTAAAATAGAACCAGAACCAGCACTTGTAGAACCATCTAAAGACATAACATCATAATTACCAGTTGCTGCTCCAACTATGCCAACTACATCAGCATTAGCATCACCAGTAATAGCAACATTACCTTCTGTTATGTTTAAATCACCATCAGTAAGAGTTATATCACCATCTGTTATAACTAAATATGATGTACCTTCTGCACTACCAGCTATTGTTACAATACCAGTTCCACCAACAGTTAAAACAGATGTAGAAGCATTTTGTAAATCAAGAATAGTACAACCAGCACCAGCATCAGTATCAATTTCTAAAGCTGTTCCAGTAGTAATTGTATCTGCTTCTATAGCCATAGCAACACCAGTAGTAGCATCTGTCGTTATTGACACACTAGAAGCTGTAGCGGTAATATCTTCACAGGTTAAATCTCCAAAACCTGAAATAGCAGTAACCACCAAAGCACCAGTTTTATCAATACTCCAAGAATCATCAGAACCTTGTATATCATAACCAGTTCCAGCGTTTTGAATATCTATGGCATTACCTGTGCCAGCAGTATTATTTACATACAAACCAGCATAGTTAGTAGCTTGTGTAATAGTCATACCTATTGACCCATTAGCAGCAAGAGTAACAGCATTTCCATCTACCGTTATTGTGTTGTTAAGGTCATAAGCACCATCTAACCCAGTAGTAGCAGCACCAGCAGCAGCAATAGCTACCCAAGAACTACCATTATAATATTTATATTTTTCTTCACTGTCGTCATAATACATTGTACCATGAACTGGATTGGAAGGTTCTGTATCTGTAGCAACAAACACAATCTGCCCAAATCCATATTTTCCATCAAATCCTTCTATGAAGGGATAAATCTTTTCCATCGTTCTCATATATTTCTCCTGACTATTTTGTACTGGTGGGAAGAACTAAATCCTCCCACCATACTTGAATTTCTTCAATACTAAAATATTATATTATTAGGAAGTAGATGTGTCATAAATATATGCACAAAATTCCTCATTCGTAAGTTTACAAGTATACTCACCAGTTATAGAACCCATGAAAGCATCCTTTGTATCTGGTAGGTCGTGATACTTGAATGGTCTGTAAGCACCAATTTTAAAGTTAGCTTTTGGAAGAATTAATATATCAGATTGTTTCATATACCTATTCATCATAATATCAAGTTTACCAAAATCACACTCATAGGCACTAACTGTTCCACCGTAAGTTTTTTCTGCAAAGTCTGTCCTTCTATAAGGAGTCATAAACCCTGAGATTAACTTTTTATTGTAAGAATTGCATATTAATATATAATCAGTATAACTAGCTCCAGCATCAAAGCAAGCCTGGATTTCTGTATTAATATCATCCTCAGAAACATCAGCAGCACTTAGGTCTGTGGTATTTGTCTGAATATTCATATGTGTTGCTGTAGTCCCAACACCAATTATCCCACCAAAAGTTCTAGGTTGTGTTGCCGAACCTTCAAGAGTACCAGAATTAGGATTACCATAAAGAAGATTCATTTCAAGTTTCTTTAATTGCCTAATAGTAGCTTGTTTAATCTGATACTTAAATTCATCCTTAATACCATACTTAGGAACTTGGTTATAAGATTTTGATACACTAATATCTTCATTCATTATCTGTGTATAGTTGGTCTTAGTAGTTCTAAGTGTAAATCTAGGATATTGCCCATAAGTAAATCCTTCTAGTTGGCAGTTACCAACAATTAAAAGAACATCACTTGTAGAATTAGCATTACTTTCTGTAGAACCCAAATCTCCTCTAGCTAAAACATGGATAGTATTACCAGACTCATCAATATTAGCAACAGTAAAATCAACAATAACAAGTTCACCGTTTGCTGTTAATATTATATCTCCGCCACAAAATATTGAAGCATCTGCAACTTCTAAGTCTACAATAGTAGTACTAGAGTTCCATGCTGTTACAGAAGTTGTACTCATTGTTGTTTTTAATGCAACATGATTATCTTCTGCAAATTCAAAAGATGTACTACCTGGATTAAAAGACTCATATCCACCAAAAATCTCTCTCATAGGGTACTCTTTTGGGTCGGTTGAATAAATAAAATCTTCAACCATTCTTTTTCTGACACCAGTTGTTAAATCCGCTGAGTCAGTATGGGTATAAACAACCCCACTTGTTACTGTATTAGCACTAGCCATTTAGTTCTCCTTCTTTTTATGTTGCTTTAATCTAGTTCGTGTTTTGTCCAAAATCCCTGTGGATTACTTTCATCAAAGAAAATATCTGCCCACGAATCTAAGACATCATCACTTCTAAATTCTGCTTTTGCATCTGCAACATTTTTATAAAATCCTGCGTTTGGCGAGTCGGCTTCCGTTATTGTAGTGCCCCTAGGCTGTTCTGAGACAGCTTTCGTATTTGTCAAATCCTTGGCTTCCTTAATCGCATTTGTAGTAGCTGTTTTTTTACCATTTTCTCTTTCCATTCTTGCCTTTGTAAGACTATAGAGAATTTCAAACCTATCTTTGCTTTTTTCATGTTCTGTAAATTCTTTACCTACATAGGTTTTCATATTGGCAACAACATTAACATAATCAGAATCGGTAGATTTAAGATAATTCATAGCTCTCGTATCCGCATCAGACAAATCCCTATCTTCTAACTTCTTTAATAACGGACTTACTGCTTCATTAATAGCTTTTTTATTTCTTTCCTCTAATACTGCTTCTGGATTTTCAACAAAAGCATCTACAAATTTTTGTTTGCTCGTGCTTCCATCGTCTCCTATTAATGCAGTTCTTACTTTCTCTAGCTTTTGAGAATCTATTTCACTTCGACTCTTACCACCGTCAAATCCAGCGGTAAGACTTTCTATCTGAGCTTGTAGTTTATCATAAGCTGATTTGTCTATCATCGCTTCTGACCTTGATTCTACTACTGGTTCTTGTTGAACCACATTTCCTTCTTCTACTATTGTGTCTCCCATTTTGTTCCTTCCCTATGAATTAATCTATTATTTTTTATTAGACATTTCTTCTGGTTTGTTGAGTATCTCCCTAAATGTCTGAATTTTTACTCTTAATTCTACATATTCGTCCCAATTAGTTATTCCTTTTGTTACAATTTTATTAGACATTATATCTATTTGTTCCTGCATCCATGTTTTGAAATGATACCAACCCCTAGATGCTATCATATATCCTATTTGTTCATTAAGTTTATCTTCTTCCATTATTAAGCACCCCCCTCAATGGCAGCCTTAATAGCAGCAGTTTCTTCTGGACTTAATGCTCTATCAGAACTCATTCCTTCTGGTAATGGAGTAGCTGTTCCACTTGTCATATCTTGTGGAGCACCACTGGCAGAACTATCCATATTAGTTAACATGGCTTGCATTTCTGGAGTGATTTCTGCACCAGCAGGAGTATTCCCCTGAATAGATTCAGCAGCAAGAGCACTTTCGTCTACTGGTGGTGTAGCTTCTTGGGTAAGAGGCATACCATCTGCACCAGTACCTGCTATGCTGCCCCCAATTTGTTCCATTCCAGGAACTTGTGCTTGCATAAAATATTGTTCTGGATTTGCAAAGTTAAGAAGTCTTAAAATCTCAGTATCAATCAGATTAAGATTTAATCCTGGATTACTGACTAACATTTGTCTTGCATTTATTATCTGTTGTGTTCTAGCATATTTAGATAATCCTTCAAGTGCAGCACCAACAGGCTCATAATCATATCTTCCAGACACTTGGTCTATATTTTCTATCCTAACAAATTGTTTATCCGTTAAAAGCATTACTTTTTCCTCTGAAATAAACTGTTGGTTTAAGTCGTTCATTAAATCAACAGATGGATTAAGCAAACTCTTTAACATTACCATTATCATCAGCTTAAACCTTACATTCGCAGCTTCTTGTAAGGATAGAATACCTGTAGCTGTTTCTCTCTGATTTGGAGAATCGCCTTTTGAATAATCATAAATACCATGAACATTCTGAATATCGTCTGTAATTACTTTTGCTTCATTATAAGCAGAAGCTGTTATGTCCTGCTGGTCTATCCACTTTACAGCCTCAACATAATTAGCTTCAACAATACCACCAGGTTCATTAATTAATTTCTTTATATCTACATCCCCATCCCTAGCTACTACATACATTTTATTCATAGCTAGATGGACATTATCAAGTCTTTGGTTTCTCACATCATTTAATTCAGCCTGTAGAGACTCAACCATTTCCATAAGACCAATACCATAAAATTCATTCTCTACTGGACATATTTTAGCAGCAACAAAAGGTTTTTTACAGTGCCAATAAGGATTTTCTTCATTTCTTATTACTATTTTACCTTCCGCAACAACAATAATTCTATTATCTTCCCAATACTCATAAAGTGTTACCTTGTTTGAATATGTATCAACAGTAGACTTAGGGTTAGTTAATCCTACGTTTGTATATCTATCATTTCCTTTTTCAAACTGGATTGTACCCTTTATATCTTTTACCTTACTAATATTCTTATATATTCCATCTTTTTCCTGTCTTTCTAAATCTGCCATTGTTGTTTCTGTTACAGCAATACAATATTCTGAGTCCTCTATTGTTAAAGCACCAGGTTGCATAAAGAATCTATAAATATCTATTGGATAAATATATGGGTCGTCATATACTATTACATCGTATTCTTCTTTTTCAGTCCTTACTTTCTGGTTTTCATCATATACTGGATAACCATATACATCAAACAATGGGTTTATTCTGTACTTATGTCTAATTTTTCTTTTCCAGTCAACTTTTGCTATACAAGTACCATAAATAAGACACATTTTAGATAAAATTACTAAGGATTCAAACAAATCCATCCTACGAAGCTGCCAATTAATCAAAGTTTCATTGATTTTAGCATTTTCTATGTCTCCCTCAACAGTTGGCTTAACTGCTACAATAGGGTCTGATGAAAATACTGCTTCAACTATCCTGGGGATTACTGTTTCAACAGCAGTAAAGCTATATGGTATAAATAACTGTGCCATATAGGGTAATACTTTTTCATCTTCATTTATAACACTTCTATATTGTTTGTGGTAATCATCCCACCTACCGTCATAATTGGAAAACCTATAGTTTGTTGATAAATCAAGCCTCGAATTTACCATCAATAAGGCTGTTTCATCATTTATATTCTTTTCAACCATATTTTAAACCTATTTCTTAATCTTTTTCTTTATTGGTGGTATTATGTTAATCTTTTTACTTATAACTGTTTCCTTTTCTGGAACAGATATTTCAATAACCCCATTTGGGTTTGTATAAAAATGTTCCAACACTGGTTTTAATCTAATTGTTGTAGATTTAACATATCTTGTATCAATACCAGTTGGTATCCCATCGGCATCTGGTATAATAGTTGTTTCCTGGACAACCGTTGTCTCTTGTTCTGCAACATACTTACAGTCAATTAACTCAAATCCGTTTAAACCTATTTCCTGACTCTCTAAATTAATTGTTACCATTTTACTCCCTATTATTATTCTAGTCTTTTATTATTCTTCCTGTGTACTTATTGCGTTGGATATGGTCTTTATCTTCTTTTTCTTTTTTTTCTTTTCTCAGTATTGGCATAGAATCCCAGGTAATGTTTGCGATGGCAATAGCAATAACCCTATCATCATTAAACCCACTCGAAGCACCCATTTTTATGTGTGTCGATGTATCTTTCTGGACTTCTACATAACTAACCATTTCATTTATAACTTCAATACCGTTAATTATAATACTATGTTCATCCATATCAGCAACAAGAGTATCAATCATTAAGTGCTTGGTCTTACTTGTTGTTTTCCACCCTGGCTCTCTGCCTGGTTTTTGTCCATAAGTTAACAGATTACGTCTGTGATATACTCTACTATATCCATTAATCTTTAAAACATATAATACAGTTCCACCTGTCGAGTTTGCTTCAACAACTAGCTGTGCGGTATTATAAAATGTACCCAACTTTATTAACTCTATAGCAAAATCCTCTGGTTTTATAAACTGACTAAATTCTGCAACCTGTTCTTTGTTCTTTTGACACAAAACTTCTGCACACGAAGGGTCTGTGCTTGATGCAATTCCTTCCGCAGTATCACAACCAACATTATATCGGTTATCTTCTTCTGGAAATTTCCATATTCTTAAATTTCCTCTTACATCTTCTATAAATTCAACCTTATTTTTAGATGCCAGGTCGTGAGTCCCATCTTCTGGTTTTTGTTTTATAAATTTTAATCTACCAATTATGGGTATTTTTACTTCTGCTTCATATTGAGTAAGAATTGTTTTATCAAAAATAGCATTACCCGTAGAAACAAAAGCAGTTAAAGCACTATCTGGATATTCTTGGTTAAAATCATTAAGGTTGTTATTGTGGCTATTCCGTATCTGGTTTCTTCTCCAGAACATCTGTTCGTTAGTGAGTTTATATATTCTTTTTATTTTTTCTTCATTACTGTAGTTTTCGTGTTCGTAATCTGTCATTACAAAATCACTAGCTACAGGCATTGTATATTCTTCTAGTTCCCACCATGGTATAAATATTGGAATCCACTCATTTTTTCTTGCAACAGCATCAGTCCATAATTTATAAAAATAGTTCCCCATACCTTTGGCTGTTGATTCAACAATAACCATTGTGTTGGGATTTGAAGGAACTGATTGCATAATACCATTCATTGTTTCTTCTGGTCTTTCCCAAAAAGCTAACTCAGATATATGTAAATTTTGTACTGTAAAACTACGCAAAGCATCTTTGTTTCCAGCAGTTTCTACTTTTATAGAACTTCTAAGTCCAGGATGTTCTGCTCTTTCTTTTGGATTTGGATTCTCAAAAGTAAGTTCATACTTGTTATTATACCTGGTCATAGGTTTTTGGTCATTGGGTAAGTGGTCATAAAATAATTTACCCATCTTAAACAAATGTTGTGTAGCGTTTTTATTGTGTGCTATAATAAAAGAAGATATTTCGGTGTTGAATATTGCGTTATGAAATATAATCGCAGAAGTCAACGTTGAAATACCTGTTTGTCTTGCTTTTAATATTATTATTCTAACTGGTAATCCAAGTCGTCTTAATTCTTGTATCTTCACAAGAACTTTATTCTGGACTACATTTAGTTTGAAAGGAATTACTTTACCAGCTTTTATTGATATGTGTAAAAATTCCTCAATATATTCTTTGGGATTATCCCTAAGTCTTATCAGGGTATCTCTTACTTGTTGGTCTCTAGTCAAGGACTTCCATCCTCTTGTCTACTCCGTTACCAAGACTAATTATTCTATCTTCAAAAGACATTGGTTTATCTTTTTCATCGTCAGGGTCTTTATCAACCTTGTCTAAGAATCCATGGCAATCTAACCAGAGTTTTATTGCACTTACTTTAGCAGCAGCAGTAACATCTTTTCCAACTGGACTCACAGCTACATTATATACTTCCCTAAGTATTGTAGGCAGTTCATCTATGGAAGATAACATTGACTGCTTAGTTATTTCTGCACGAATTTCTGGAATTTTCTTCCAGTTATATATTTGTCTTTCCCCTATCCCCAACTGGTCAGCTATTTGCTTCTCAGTCATTTTTTTTGCTCTTGTTTCGGGGTCGGACTTAATCCTTATGTATTCAATCTGTTGTGGTGTTAAATTCTCTATCAAGGCTATCTGCTTTCGAGATTACGTCTCTATTAAATTTACCCACATAATTTATAAGATGATTTTTTACTACGACAAATAATCCCTTACCAGAAGTTATTAATCCAATATCTGTACCTTTATCCCAAACTTCTAGTATTTTAAGAATTGCTTCCGATTTTAAATCATCAAATTCTATTCTTGGGTTACTATATATTTTACAAGTTGCCGCACATATATTGTTTATTTCTTTATCGCAACTTTTAATAAAACTCTCTAAACCTATTACTGTATTCACTTCAATTTTTTCCCTTCTATATATAATAAACAAATTTGGGTCAGGTTTTCGTTCACATTATTAAATAATATTTTCTTTTTTTAATAATCTAAGTACCCTTAGGTGTCTCCTTCTAACAGTAGATTCTGACAACTTTACAATATCTCCTATCTCTCGGTATGGATAACCAATACACTTTAGGATAAGTATAAGTTTTAATTGGGATGATTTTATCTTACTCAATATTTCATCAAAATAGGCAATTTTAAGAGCATAATTTTCTACATCAAATACTACCTCATGTTCGCCATACATTTTGGACAAAAAATTACTATGAATTGATGTATGGAAATACAAAGATTTCATTAATAAACTAAGTGAATCTTCCACCTATATCATCCACCCATCTGTATGTTTGTTGCTTTTTGTTAAATTATCTTTAGCCCATAATGGCTGTAAGTTACATAATGCCCAACATTGTTTAAATTCCCTATCATTGTAATTTTTAAACTGCCACCAACTTATTGGTATTATGTGGTCAATGTGCCATCTACCCTGGTTTTCCCAAGACATACCTGGAAGAAATAACTTTTCCATATAGTTCTTTAATACAACAACTGTGTAATTAACTAATTTTTCCCAGTGATATCCTTTTTTATCAGACAATAAAGACCTACGCATTCCACTAGATATAATAGTATTTAATTTATACATAGGATTTTCTTTAGATTTTCTTGTTGCATTCTCATTCCATTTTTTAACCTTATTAGGATTATTTTTTATATATTCTCTATTGTATTGAAAAACTTTTATCTTATTGTTAATATCCCAGTTCCGCTTCATGTCTTTTATTTTAGTGAGGTTATTTTTTCTATATAATCCACACATTTCTTTACATTTTTTTAGATTATTCTTTCTATATTTTTTAGAATATAAACTATCACATTTTTTACAATGGCTTCTTAACCCATCATTAGTATTATTTGCAACATAAAAATTATCTACAGGTTTTACCATTCCACAAGTTGAACATTTTTTCAGTGGTAGCAATAGTGAGTTATTCATATCGTCCTTTTTTATACGAATATTATTTCTGAAATAAAAACATTTTGAGAATTATCGTATGCAAAAACAATACTATCAAGACCCTTAATCTCAGTATCTATATATTTACATATTTCTCCACAAATCTTTGCATTAGATAATGCTTTCTCCATAGGCAAATCTTTTTTATCTAGTTCCGCAAATTCATTATATTCATCAAGGGTTATATCGGTATATTTTATACCTGCAACTTCTGGATTTTCTAATTCTTTAGAAATTTTTTCATAGAAATTTTTAGCACCATCTGTAGATACAGCCTTAGTCTTATCTTTTTTATCGTCATAAACTTGATACTCATAATTTTTTCTTGAAGCTATTATGTGTTTCATTGTGTATTGCTCCCAGTTGTTGATAAATAATAATATCCCGAACCAGCATCTCCACCAGTATTCCAAGGAGTTGTTGAGCATGTTACTGTCCATGGTTGGTACGGATAATACGGATAATACGGATAATCTCTATATGGTACATACTCTTTTTCTATTATGGTTTTAGTATCCATAATACCCTTTAAAATTTCCGATAACTCTTTTGCTTCCTGTATTGTTAAATCTAACTCTACTCCATCTTTTACCATTAATTTAATTTTTACATCTACTTTCATTTTACCCCATCCTTTACACTTAATACTTCTTTATATTCAAAATTATCAGCATTGGTTAATTCTTCTACTTTTTTGAGCCTATCATCTATATCTTCAATATCTTCCTTAGTATTTTTATAACCATCAAAATCTTCGCAGTCAGAACAATATCCAAGGACTTCCTCTATTTTTTTTAATCTATTTTTTATAGACCTACAAACTTCTAAATTGTCCCACTCTAAACTTCTCCCCAAATCAGCTATAGCATCTTTTATTCTGTATATCTTTTCATGAACCATACCCTCAATCAAAATCTCTAAATCTCTTTTTCTTATAATTACCTCCTATATATTTTTATATTAAATACATTATAACATAATTATAGATATAAGTCAAGTAATATATAAAGTTCTTTAAATACTATTCCCCTGCCCTGCCTACGGTATTTATTATAACACAAATAATTACTTTTGTCAAGTAAATTATTTTATATAGTTCTTGACATTTTTTTATATAAGTGCTATAATGTACTTAACAATAAATTATGGGGATAACATAAAAAACATTTTAAGCACAAAGAAATATTTTTAAGCCCTTAGAAAATGGCTAGAGGATACATAGTACCTGTCGTAGCATTATCGTTCAAAATAGGGTATGGTTTGAATGATAACTAATACACTTTTAGACATTGTAGATTTTGTTTAATATGCCAAAAACAGATAGGAGAAATAAAACATTAATGAAATATAAATTTATATGTCCAATATTTAGAATTGAGGTAAGGCTTTATGTTGGTGATAAAAAGAAACTCAAAGTAGATTGGCTATATGAAGATTGTTACTGTGCTCTTACCGACACCGTTACTAAAGATAATGGTGTTTTGGAATATATTATTGTCTGGGTAGAAAAAGAAAACGACTATAATTCTATGGTACATGAAACAGTACATTTAACTAAAAGAATATTTAAGATGATGGGGATACCATTTAATGAAACCAATGATGAAATAATTGCTTACTACCAAGGTTATTGGGTAAGAATGTTTTGGAATAAAATGTGTAAGGGGATAAAGGAGAATAAAGTATGAATTTGCAGGAAATAATATATGAATATTTGGTTAGTAGATTTCAAACAACACAGAAAGTCTCTGACTATGATTTCTTTGTTGTGGCTGGTGATATTTCTAATATAGTAAATATAGAACAAAAAAAGTTAGATTATTGGAGAGACGATGTAGACCAGGAAGATTACCCAGACCTGGATGATGATTTTTATGGTAAGAGTGAAATACAAGTAGCACAGGAACTAGGGGATAGATTACATAATTCAGGATATTGGGAAATATAGGAGGAACACATGAATATAGGATTTATATTTTTTGACAGAGTAAGGAACTATTATATAAATTTAATAGGATTACATTTAGGATTCTTTTCTTTTGCAATAGCATACCACTTAGAGAATACCCCGAGAGGTAGACTTTCCTTTGCAGGAGACTTACATTTTTGGAAATGGTCAAAATACTTCTATATCATTTTAGTACCATGTCGCACAACAGGAGGTAAATAAATGTGTGAAGATGATAGAATAAAGTTATTACCAGATATAGAAAAAGCATTAAGGGGTTGTTTTAAAAATGCTGCCTGTGAATTACCATTAATATTTGAGTCGGCTGTAAAAAATAAAGTAGACACAAATGAGTTGTGGAGGTATATCAACATATGGGAAGGTAGATGGATAAGATATTTTAAAAGCCATGTTTTTGATTTAATAGAAGAATATACAAAACAAACCATTAATGATATAGCAAGAAAAATAATACTAGAAGAATTTGATTTTAACAAGGAGAAATAAAATGGCAAAATTAATAGAAGTAATATACTCGGAAATACTAAGGGGTAGGGGAGTAGACGAAAGCCCAGTAAGAGTAGTAAAACAATATTGGACAACTGATGGAACACTATTATTTGAAATAGACCCACATGAGGAACAATAATGAAATATTTAAAAATAAATAAAAAAGATATTAAGGGTAATTTTGATTTAAAACTAGATATAAATAACACTGTTCCCAAATATTTATTTGATTATGATGAGCTAGACCCATATGAACAGGAATATCTAAAAAGAGTATGGGGAGACATACCCATGTGGTTTAAAAAGAAAAAAAATAATACAAAAATTTTTTTAGGCTAACATCTTTTAAGGAGAGACATGAACTGGATTAACCAACACCAACACGAAATGAATTTTATATTGATATTTTTAGTATTAATGTTTTGGTGGTTATTTGGCTGGATTGGATTAAAAATAGAGAAATATAAAATGTTAAAATGGTTAAAAGAACACTAGGAGAGTGGATAATGAAACAAGTGATAGCATATATTATTTTATATTTACTTATGGGGATATGTTTAGCAGCATCTATATTTTTCTTCTTCATATTTCCATCATTAATTTTAGGTTAACATCTTTAGGGGGAGAGACGTGAAATTTGAAACTGATAAATATATAAAAGTTTTTGATAATAATGGAGACTTTAATATAGGTCTCGAAGGAGAAGATTATGAGTTTGGTTTTTTGGAAAAATTAAGCCCAGTAGAATACAGCATTACAATACTTAAAAAATAAAATTAGGATAATCCCCATACAACATCTTTAGCCCCTACCACCCACATTAAATCTTGTATAGGTATATATACCATACAAGACCTACTTACACTATGCTTAATTAATCTTACCAGACATAACCTAAAGATAGTATATAGAGTTGGTAACTTTCCAGGTAAGCACTTTATATTGTACTACTATGCTACTTATAAAAACCATAATTCTAAAAAATAACCTATAGGAAATGCGTGTAATAGACATCTCTTCCATGGTAGAATATTCATTGGGGTGGGGGGGTACTCTTACAATGTATAATATATTATGTATTATCCTATAGTATAACTACTATCTATATAAATTATAATATATAATATAATAAACTATAAAAGTATATTATATAATATATGTTAGTTATAATATAGTATATGGCATGTTATATAGTATATTATATAAAGAACTACTAATATATAATTAGTAATGTTACTATATGTATATAATAAGTTATATACTATATAAGTATATACTATAAAGAACTTATATATATTATAAAGAACTTTATATAAAGAACTTTATATATATATATATACTATTGTAATTTTACTGGCGTTGTTAATTATATACCATGCTCTAAATTGCTATTACATATCATATAAATTATGCTATAAAAATAATAATAATATTACTTGACATATATTTATATGTTTGATAGTATAATTATATTAATATCAATTTATATTAGGAGGGCATGATGTTTATATTAATTTTTAGTATCGCTGTTATGGTTATCGCTGTTGGTGGTTTTATTTTTTTACTAACTTATGACTTATTACATTAATATAATATCAATACAATATGAAAGGATTTAAAATGAATTATACACTAACAAAAAAAGCTGAATTACAAGCTAACATTAATTATAATAAAGACAATGCTATTATAGAGCATAACTTTAAAGATGTTAGTCAATGTAACCAGTGCAATTTTAAAAATGATAGTATATGTTTAATTAAAGATTGCATAACGAATAAATGTAATAAAGATTATTTTAAAAACAATACAATGCAATCTATTATTAGCAGTAATAAAAAATCATATCATTATTTAAAAGAAGTAAAAGCTTTTAATTTTATACAGTATTTAAAAAATAACAGTGAATATAAATTACTAGTTCAAGAGTTAATAAAACAGATAAAAGATTATTGCAGTTATTCAAGTGAATACTATCAATTAAATTCAACTGATTTGGCAATAATATTAAATAGCAAATTACATGAGTATAATATGAAGGTAATAACAGATATTAACAATAATTATATAGTTATAGACAATAATTTAAATAAAGTTTACTCAATAGCAATTTAAAGTTATTATTTAAAGTTTAAAAAATATACCTCCTAAAATATCGGGGGGTATATTTTTTTTTATCTTAAAGTCAATATATAACATATAAAAATATAATCTTAAATACATTTTAACGCCTATTTTAGCCACTGTAGGCAATTTTTTTTATAGCATTGATATAATATATCCTATTGATATTATAACCTCTTAAAATCAATATTTTATATCTTTACAAGCTAGTATATTATTGATTATATTTAATAATAGATAGTTTTTAATAAGTAAGTTTTACAAGTTAAAAATAATTATAAATATCTATTGACATGATAGTATATATATAATTATAGTTAATAATATAAGTTAAATTAATAAGTAAATCGGTGCAAATGAAGTTGATTTTAAAAGTTTTTAATAAATAGTGTTGACAAGCTAGTATATTTTAAGTTAATGTTAATAATAAGATAATAAAAAACGGAGGCAATAAGATGAGAATAGAAACTTTAAAGAGTGGCAATCCTAAATTTAGAAGTAATAATGGGATAGCAATAAAAAATAAGAGTGATGAAGTTGAAAGTGAATTTTGGTTTAAAGGAGTTTTTGACAGTAATGATTATTTTAAAGTATTAGATAAGAAACTATTTAAAATAACAGAATATAAAAGGTTGTTGTGGGCATTATTTTGGCAGAAATAACAAGATAGTAAATAGAATGAAGCTTCTAAGGGAGGCTTCATTATGTTTATTAAACAGTAGAATGGAGGCAATATGTTATATAGAATATTAACAGAAAATAAAAATAGGAAGCAAATAATAAAACTTGTGAGTGATAGATTTGATGGTTTCACTGTTATAAAAACACAGGGATATTGGAAAGGGCAAACGGAACGAAGTTTAATTATAGAAATAAACACTAATGCTGAATGGGAAATAAAAGAAATTTGCCAGGAAATAAGGGATTATAATAAACAAGAGTGTGTGATGTTACAAAAAATATTAACAAATACAGAATTTATATAGGGGTAAATTATATGTAAAAATAATAAGTGTTGTGAATGTGAAAAAAGATATACAGGTTGTGATAGTAAATATGTAAAAGTGGAGGTTAAAAAATAATGGCACAGCAAATGAGATTGAGCAAATATAAAACTAAAATAGTAAAAGATGATGAGGGTTATACAAACGTAATTTTGTATAATACTATAATTGTAAAATTTGATGATGATGTAATAATATTGAATAGCGGACAATGGCACACAAATACCACAAAAACAAGAATGAACCAGTGTGCTAATCAATATGGGTTGGATTTTAAAGTATATCAAGATGATTTTCAATGGTATGTATGGATAGATAATATGAGTGAGTCAATAGAATTTTTTGATGGTATGAGAATAGCGAGGGTATAATGAAAATATTTAAATTATCAGATAATATTGAGGTAGTATGTGAAAGTTTGGGAACTAATTATGGATTTAGACATATAGCCCATTTAATGGTAAATGGTAATGAGATTGATAAGAACAAAATATGTTATTATAATAGAACATGGGAATGTTTTGAGTTTGAAAGTGTGTTAATAAGGTTAATAGAAAATAGTAAAAGGTTAGATGAATTTCAGAAGGAAAGATTTATAAAAGTGATAGGAGGGTTGAGATGACTAATTGCCCGTTATTGAACAGACAGTGTGAGCAAAATAAGTGTGCGTGGTGGATAGAAATTGTAGAGGATGATTGCTATGAGGGCAGATGTGCAGTATCACAATTAGCAACAACAATAAACTGTGAGGTAAAGTTACATGGATGAGATTGAGGAAAATAGAGAGTTAAGAAAATTGGTTATTGAATTACGGAAACAAATAAATTCAAATATGGAGCATATAGAAACACTAAAAGATAAACTGAAAGGATATAGACATAATGGATGAATTTAACGCATATAGGTATATAAACATAAAGTATGGTGATATGGGCAGAGATGTAGTGGATACATTGGATAATTATATAAACAGTGATGAATATGAAAAGGATTGTAAAAAGTATAATAGTTTTAATAAAGGTATAGATGAATATTATAAAAGAATGGGGGAATAATTGTGGATAACAGTATTGATACAATAGAATATAAAGGGTATACTATAAAAACGTATGCTGATGATTGTCCTGGAAGTCCGAGAGATTGGGATAATATGGGGATTATGTTATGTTCTCATGGAAGATATGATTTGGGTGATGAGAAAATAGATACAGATAGTTTTGATGGTTGGGAAGAAGTAGAGGAATGGATTATAAAAGAATATAAACCAGTATTAATATTTCCATTATATCTGTATGACCATAGTCAAGTGTCTATAAGAATAGGTAGTTGGGTAGGCAAAGCACAACACGCTGAATGGGATAGCGGTAAAGTGGGATATATAATTGCCACAAGAGAGAAAATTAAAGAGTGTTTTGGAGTGAAGAAGATAACTAAGGAAATATTAGCAAAAGCAGAGCATAATTTAAGGTGCGAAGTAGAAACCTATGATGATTATGTATCGGGAGATGTTTATGGTTATCAAGTAGAAGAAACTAATGATGGTTGTTGGGGATATTATGGGCAAGAGGGCTATAAGCAGATGGTAGAAGAAGCTAAGGGTAATATAGATTATGATATAGTAGAGGCAAAAAAGAAGAAA